AATCCATATTGCTCAAGTCCCATATTAGATCTTGTTTGTTCAAAAAAAGGTCTAATTGCTATACTGGATTTTTTATTTTGTGGATATCCTTCCACAATAGTTACACTACTCATGTTGGTTTTTGGTTTTGTATTATTATTCAGAAACACTCTGATAATTTTAATCTATTTTAACAATTTCATAATAAAAATATAAGTCTCCCCAGTTTTGATTGTCTTTTACATCAACAATTTGTATGTGAAATAAATCAGTGGAAATACCTCTACCATATATAATTGGTACAGCTATACCGCTACTGTAAACAGTTAATTGCAAATAAAATTTTTCTCTATCTGCCTCAATTTCTTGATGTTGTAAATATATATTAAAAGTCTCAGTACTACCATCAAAATTAACTACATCAACAATACCCTTTTTAGAAGATATTCTTAATGTTCCAGATGAATTCTCATTTAAATCTAATTCATAATAATTAATATCCATTATATCTCTACTAAGTCTATTGACATGAGCTATTCTTGCAACAGCAGCCTCTGCAATTGAGTAAGCTTGTTCAATGGCTCTTTCAGGAGATTTAGGTAATTGTATAAGTCTTTTAAGAGATATCATATTCTTATTTTAGAACCTGTTGAGGGTTGCAATCCCTCTAATTAGTATGCATACAACAGGTTAATTTTTTTATTTTTTCTTACCCATCACTTTACCACCACCTTTGTATGCTGGTACAGCTGATTTTGGAGCTTGTGCTTTTACTACAGATTCTTTTTTAGTAGGGTTTTTAACAACAACATTGTTACCCATAGTAGCTTTGTTTTTTCCTGCCATTTTATTAATTTTTGATTTTTAAAAAATACCCAGGTGTACATTATATACACCTGAGTACTATCTTTTTTTAGAATGAACCACCAGTGATAGGGTTACGCATAACAATTTTAAGCACTTTAGTTGGATCTTTCACCCAAATAGCTGGCATTGTTTGTGTCATAAATACTCTATAACCGTTGAATTGTCCACTAGATTGGAAACCTTGTGTACGACCCATATAGTCCATAGTACCATTCTGATAGAACCATTTCAATTGGTTATCCCAACCTAACTTCAACAAATAAATGTTATCGTTAGTGTTATCAGTAATATCAAAAATAATGAAGTTGTAAGAACTCAATGGGAAACCATCAATGATTGGATTCTCAATATCATTAGTGTGTACGTTATCAAAAGCTGGATTTAATACAAACTGAACATTAGCTAAGAATGGAATTACATAACTAGTGTAAGCATATCCAAAGTTTAAATCCATACCTTGACCAGTGATAGCACCGATTTCAGAGGCATTGATAATTAAACCAGAGTTTACAGCTTCACGCTTGATAGCTTCATTTACCATTCTCATACCACCCATACCTGTTTGTACAACAAGTTTGCGTTTTGGATCAGGACCTTTGAATTCAACACGACCATTGAAGAAGTTAAATATCTCAGATTTAAACAAATCTAATGTAAAACTTGATTTGTTATAAATACGCTTGTATGAGTTATCCAATTGTTTCCAAAGACCTACAGACAATCTGATATCATCTGGACCATCTTGTTTTACTCTACCACCATGACCCCACATCAAATATGTTTCAATGTCAGTGGCAATCTTTGTCAAGTGAGCAGCTTCCATAGTAGTCAAGAAAGTACGAGTAAGAGTACCACCTTCAATGGCTTTCTTAACATATTCTTTACCCATTTTAGCAGCAAGACCTTCTAAGCTACTTACAGCAGGATCATTTGTTTTGTCAAAGTTTCTCCAAATTTCTGTAACAGGTACAGAACCATCTTGCTTTAAACCACCCTTCATCATCAAATCAGCACGACTTGATACAGAATAGTGTACGTGTGCTTCAGCACCACCTACGAAGTTATAAAACTCTCTGTATCCAGAACCATATGCTCCAATATCAGAGAATCTTTCACCATATTCACCTCTTGCAGAACCTTTACGGAAGAACTTAGTACCATTTTTTAAATACTTTCCAGCATCTAAAAATTTAGTGTTGTCATTATTCACCAATTGAACAGTGTAAATAACACCATCTGGAACAGGAACAATGTCATCAGTGGGTACAATATAAAGCTCCACTCCATTGTACTTATCATAAGTGACAATATCACCATGACCAAAAGTACGCTTATTCAATTTAATTTTGAAAGTGGTGCCATCAGCTCCAAGTTCATTGTTAGATTCAATATTCTCAACTACATAAGGTAGATCTTGAGAAACTGGAATTTGCCATTTGTACTCTCCACGAGCATTATCTACATTAATTACATTCTTTCCACCAAAGCTAGACATTTGATACAAAGGCATTTCTACCTTTTGTGCCATTGCCCAAAGATCTACTGGACCCATATCCATAGGTTCAGCACTCTTTAGCATGTTAACAAGGTGGTAAGAGTCTACATGAGAACTAGCATTGTAGCTAGTGTCACGTAGGAATATACCATTGTTTAAAACTGGAGTTGCCATACGAATTGTTTGTTTAAATTATTATTCTATCTTTTAAATATATTTGTGGGTCTCACTATTTTTCTTTGACTTCTTGTTTCTGGTTCTTCAGCAACAGAACTTGCAATTTTATTGTTTTGTTCTGTTTTTAATTGTCTTACTGTTTGTTCAACAGCAGCATTTTTACCTTGTTTTTTTAATTCATTTTTATATGAATCAGGATCAGATAACAACCATAATGCTTCTGCAATTAATGGATAATTAGGTTCTACAAATTGATATTTCTCTAATAAGTGCCCTAATAAATTAGTGGGTCTTCCACTTATAGATGGATATTGCGGTTGCACTAAACCTGTGTATAGTTGTGCTTGAGTTTTTTTATCAAGTTTTAAACCATTCACTTCTGCTGTTTTCAAAGCATCATAAACATTTCCAACATATGCATCTGCTGCTTCTTGTTGTTGTTCACGAAGCTCTTCTTGTCTTGCAAGTTGATATTTAACCACTTGCTCTTGCATCTCATCTAATTGTGGTTTATATTGCTTTGCTTTTGTACCAAGTTTATTAAGATCTTTCCATGTTTCAATATCCTCATCTATTGTTTCATCAGGAATACCTTTTGCTTGCATGTATTGTCTTACAATAAACTCTTGATCATTTTCATTTTCAGGATCCATTTCTCTCACTTGTTCCACTTGAGCTAAAGCAGAAAATAAACTTTTTAGATCTTGTCCACCATCAGCTACATACTTAGCAGCATATTGTAATTCTTCTGGTAGACTTTCAAAGAACCTTTGAGGTGTTTCTTGTCTTACAACTTTTTCACGCTCCTCAAAATTTGCTTGTAATAGTTCTTTCCAATCTTTTAGTGAATAATCTTCCATGGATTTTTCATCATCAAATGGAATAATTAAACCTTCATCTATTAATTTACTCATGGTGTCAATTAAACCAGATTTATCTGTTTTAGATTTACCATAAGTTTTTTCATCATTTATTGCATCATCAACATCACTTAATATATCTTTAATTTCTTCTTGTGTAATTTGTGGTTCTGTACTTTTGGTATCAGATGCACTTTCTTTTGAATCAGGATTTAAAAAATTTAAATCTACAGTTGCTTTACTGAAAATGTTTGGTTTTACATCTGTTGGTGTTGTAGTGGGTGTCACAATGCTATCAGCACCAGGAGCTCCTGAAAAAAGAGAATCAATATCAAGATCTATTTGTTGCACATTTGTTTGTGCAGTGGCTGTTTGTTGGTTCATATTTTTGTTGGTTTACACTATTAATATACAAAATTATTTCAAATAAATATTAAAAATGTAAAAATGAATATTAAAAATCAATAGTATAATGCTATAAAAATTATTTTTTCTTATTATTTCCTTTATCGTACTTGTTTTTATTTTCTCTAGCAACTTGTAACTGTTTTTCAGCAATTTGTAATCTAGAGTTTATTTCTTTTTCTTTAATATCATTTTGACTTCTTGAAATACTCATTCTATTCACTTCTTTCTCACGTTGCATGTTCATTTGTTCTTGGTAATTATCTTGTTGTCTTATTTTTTCCATTGCATCTTGATAATCACTTTGTTTATTCTCATTAATGTCCATCATAGACCCATATCCAGCAGATCTAATTTCAGCTTGTAATATTTGTGATTGTCTATCTTTTTCATTTTCTTGAGCTTCAAACTCCATCTTCATTTTAGCTTCTTGTTGACGAGCTTGTATCTCTTGTTGTGCTAAATCTTGTTGTTGTTTTGCTTGTTCTTGTCTAATAGCGTTAACTTTCTCTTCAGCAGATTTAAGTACACTTGTGAGTTCTGCAATAGATTCAGATTTGATAATATTGCCAAGATCATAAATTGAAGAACCTGATGTATTATTTTGTAAAGCAAGTTGTTTAAGTTGATCAAGTATAGCTCTATGATTGTTTTTAGTTGTTGCAAATACATTTAAGTCTCTTGCTAATAAATCAATACCATTCATTTGAAAATTTACTTTTTCATCGGTACTTGTCATATATTGTAAGCGTACACTTGGATTTTTAGATTGATAATATTGTGCAAGATCTGTCCTCATTGTATGCACACGTGGCATTAAATAATCACTGTGTTGTATAAAATAGTGTTCAGTTTGTGCATAAGAATTTACAACAGCTTGTTCTACACCTGTAGCTGTTTGTTGACCTGTAACAGATCCTAGACGTTGAGGACTTATACCGATACTTTCAAATGCTTGATTTTTAAAATAAGCACCAAGTTGTATTCTTGACATCAAACGCTGTGTTTGTTCTAAATTCAATACTTGATAGTGTTGAAAATTAAGTGCATTTTCTGTATTGGTGATTGATGTATCTAAAGGAAGCATCTGAAAATTTTTCATTGCTACATATGCTTTAGCTAAATTATTCTTACCCCAATCTTCACCCATGGAATGACGTGGTAGTGAGTTTTGATCTAACAAAATCACTGTTCCTAATTCATCCACTAATATATCTGCAATTTGATTATTTACAATGTTAAAACCAATTTGGTATGGTTTCATTAAGTCCACTAAAGATACTGATCTTGTGTTTCTATCTGAAAACACTGAACCTTCCACTGGTAGTTTACAACCATATACAGTGTTGTCACCTTTAAATTGGAATGGTAATTTTTTTACATTAATATACATTGGTGCTAAACCACCTGGGTTATTCATACCCCAAAAACTTGGTCTGTTTGGACCCACTTTAATTCCACCCCATGTTTCATTAATCCATATCCAATCTATATGTTCACCAAAAATTAAATTATCCTTAGTTTTGTTTTTTACATATTGTGTATTGTATTCAGGTTTTTCTGTAACTTGATATGATTCATCAACAATATCTTGTGTAATGCTTCCATCTTCATTAATACTTGTAAGATGTCCCACTTTACGTTGAGATTTCCAATACAATGTTGTAGCTCTTAACATATGTGTTGGACCATAATCTAAAAAGTCTTCACCTTCAGCTAATATCCATTGAACAATATCACCATTGTAGGGCATATTTTCATATGTAGATAAAAATTGTCTATAAGCTAAAGATGGACCTTCAACATTATATGCATGAGATCTAGTGGCATCATAATAACTACCATCATTTTGTAAACCACCTAAAGGTAAACCTGCTGAACGAACAGGATATATAGCTTCTAGGGCTTCAAGTTGGTCTTGTGTCATTAAATATCCATACTGATCTATAATATCAGATACGGTGAGAATTTCAATTTTACCCACCCAATTACCTTGAGATATATATCTAGCACTTGGTGATTTATGATAGAATGTTAAAAGAGGATTCCATAATTCTATTTCATAATCATCCTCATTCATTTTAAAATGCCAAAATTCACGGTCAGTGATTAACATGTCTTTAAATGCCATGTTCTCCAACTCATACATATGAAAACGTTCTTCATCTACTTTTTGTTGATGTGTTGCCCATTCTTCAATAAGTGATCTATAATCTTTTTTAAAAAAGGCTTCAATTTCTGGTAGTGATTTAAGAGCTTCAGGATTAAGAGCTTGTTGAGCTTCTTCAGAATTAGGGTCCATACCCATTTTAATCATCTTCATAACAGCTTCTCTTTCAGCATCTGCTAATAGAGTTTGTTCTATCATACCTCTTTTTTCTTCCATCATTTCATTGTAAGAAATATCATCAACAGCTCTAAACATAATTTTAGATGTACGTTTAGAAAACTCACCTGTCAATACATTAATTACATTTGGAATAATAGGATAAAACTTTAATTCTAATGCAGAAGCATCTTCTTTTGTAAGAGTTTCAATTAAATCTGCATATTCATTATCATCTTCTATAATATAATCACTACGGTCAATTATACCTTTTGCTAATTTATAATTTTTTAATAGTCTTCTAGCATTACGTCTTATTTGTTTAATACCTTGCCATTCTAACCAGTCACAATTCCATGCTCCCCATTCGTCATCTTTCTCTTTTTTAGGTAGAAATTGAATAGGTTGGGTGAGCGTACCCATTTTATTATATGACGTTTTTTTACCAGCTTTTAGATCTAGTGCATTATATACTTGCATTGTATAAATTAATTTATAAAATCATTTGATGTGGTGATAGTGTAATCACCTAAAAACATTCTAGATACTGTTTTTGTAAAATAATCATTATCTAGTTGAATGGTGTATATGTGTATCATTTGAAATTTTTAAAAGGCATACTTGGTTTATTAGCTATCTTCCTAGTTGTGGAAGGTTGTCCCATATGTCTGAAAGGATTCACTTTTAATTTAGTCATTTTTTCTGAATTTACCAAGTTTTTATTGGTGGTCTCAATTCTTTTTTGTAAACCCCTGTTAGATTGTTGCACTTTAGCAAATGCAACAAGAGAACAAAATGATACAAGTCTATCTACGTTTACACCATCTTGATAAGCTTGCATTTCTTTTAACAACATAGGATCAGGTATTCTTTCAATACCATAAATTGTTTTTACAATTGTACCATCAGGTAGTGTTTCATGATCTAATTCTTCTTTAAGATATTCAATACCATAAGATAAAATAGTGCCCTTAAAAATAGATCCTACGTTCTTCCATCCATATTCTTGAAAAACATTTCTATTTGCACCAATATCTTTTAAAAATAATATCATATCTTTTGGTACAAGATATCTTTGTTTCTTTTTTGATATAATATATTGTATAAATAATGCTACGTTATTTTCCACTATTGTCCATGCATTATACAATTCAATAAGCATTTCTAATAGTTCATGTGTTTTGTTAATATCATCAAATCTTCCACACCAACTAGCTACAATTCCATCTCTTTCAATTGTATTTTTCACTTTACCATCACCTTCATCTATAATCACTTCTACAGGATTTTTATAAATGAAGATAGAACATAGTGAATCTGATGTAGTGGTTTTACCTTCACCCACTGGATCCACTGACCCATAATACATACCAAATGTTGGGTCTTTTACAGGTCTTTCATATATACAAACAACACCTTCTTTATTCTCAGCCTTTTT